CTCCAGACGGTCTTCGTACACTGAGTGCAACTGAGCGTATCGGTGACTTTGGTCTTGACGTTGCATCTAAATCTATCAAGAAAGACATTGACAGATTTGTGCAGTTGTCGAGTACCTTTTGTAGTGTCGTTCTTCGTGAAAAGGCACAGTATCGTGTTTTTGGTTACATCGCATCTGAACAAAAAGATACGGCTAAAGGTATCATAGGCACAAAGTTTGTTGATCAGGGCGGTACAGGCTTTTCATGGGCTGAGACTAAGGGCATCAAGGCTCGTGTGTCAGACTCTCGTTACACTGATCTTGGTGAAATAATCGTATTTGCCAACGAAGACGGCTATGTATACAGGCTGGAGCAAGGCAGCAGCTTTGATGGTTCTAACATTGAAGCCATCTATCAGTCTCCTTTTATGCCTATCAATGACCCCCAGATTCGTAAGACATTTCATAGGCTGACACTGTTCGTTGCCCCTGATGGCCTCTTTGAATTTGAACTGTCTATCAGGCTTGACTTTGAACCGCCTAGTGTGGTACAACCTGACTCAATCATGGTCACAACTTCTGGTACTTCTGTTAGCCTTTATGGTGGAAGTGGCACAGTGTATGGTGTCTCTTTGTATGGTCAAGTGCTTGAAAAAGAGTATCGTAACTTGATCATCGGCTCAGGTAGAACCTTTGCTATTCGTATTGAAGATAACTCCACAAACGCATCCTTTACTCTAGACACTGCTGTGCTAGAATACGCAACAAACGAAAGACGTTAACATGGCTGGATACATCAGGCAGGATACCCCAAACAATATCGCTAATGGTAGCGTTGTTGATGCAGATGATTTGGACGCTGAGTTCAACGCCATTGAAGCTGCATTCAATGCTTCAACTGGACATGTGCATGATGGCAGTTCTGCCAACGGTGCAGCTATCACTAAACTTGGTCCTTCACAAAATGTCGTTGCTACTTCTTCTACTTTTGAGCCTAAGACAGACAACACGATTGATCTCGGCACTTCCAGTAAAGAGTTCAAGGATTTGTATCTGCAAGGTGATGCTAAAGTAGGCAGCATCACGCTGGGTGGCACTGCTATTACAGCTACTGCTGCAAGTATCAATGCGCTTAGCGGTGTTAACGCTACTTCTGCAGAGATAAACCATCTTGTAGGTGTAACCTCTCCTATTCAGACTCAGTTGGGTAACAAGCAGCCGCTTAATTCGGCACTCACTTCTATCTCTGGGCTTTCTACTTCTGCTGATAAGATGATCTACACTACGGGTAGCAACTCGTATGCTGTAACTGGTTTGACCTCTGTTGCTCGTAATCTTCTTGATGATGCAACTGTTGCTGATCAGCGTACAACTCTTGGTCTTACCATCGGTACTAATGTTCAAGCATGGGATGCTGATCTTGATGCCATTGCTGCTCTTAGTAAAGCAGATGGCACCTTCATTGTCGGTAACGGCTCCACGTGGGTAGCAGAGACAGGCAACACTGCCATTGCTTCACTCGGCATCTCCGCTACTGGCACTGAACTTAGCTACGTGAGTGGTGCTACATCTAATCTTCAAACACAAATTACCAACATCAAGGCTTCTCCGTTTAGTGTTACTGGCAACGCGCTTGCTGGTGCAGAACTGAGGCTGCCTGAGATTACTACCAATGGTAGCAACTACGTGGCGCTTAAGGCTCCTGCTAACCTTGCTTCTAACGTTACACTTACACTTCCTACTACAGATGGTAACACAGGCGATCTGCTGCAGACAGACGGCTCTGGTAACTTGTCGTTTATCTCTGCTGGTAGCCTTGGTGGTGGCACTGTTACATCTGTTGCTGTATCTGGTGGTACAACGGGTCTTACAACTTCTGGTGGCCCAATTACTGGGTCTGGTACTATCACCATTGCTGGCACGCTTGCTGTAGCAAACGGCGGTACTGGTGCAACCAGTGCTGCTAGTGCGTTGACAAATCTTGGAGCGCAGGCTACAATCACTGGTGGTGCATCAAGCATCACATCTAGCAACCTCACTGCGTCTCGTGCTCTTGTTGCAGATGCGTCTGGTAAAGTTGCTGTCTCTAGTGTTACCGCTACTGAACTTAGCTATCTCTCTAGTGTTAGTAGCTCTGTGCAAAACCAACTTAACGCAAAGCAGCCTCTTGATTCTACGTTGACTTCTCTTGCTGCTTTGAGTAGCTCTGGTATGCTTGCTCAGACTGGAACAGACACTTTTGCTGCTCGTACTATTACTGCAGGCACAGGCATCAGTATCAGCAATGGTAACGGTGTAAGTGGTAACCCGACGATTAGTGCTACTAATAATGGTACTGTTACGTCTATTACTGCTGGTACAGGTCTTACAGGCGGTACTATTACTAGTAGTGGTACGATTGCTATAGACTCAAGTTATGCTCCCGCTAAACTGTCTACGGCTTCTGGATCAGCCGCTTCGTATTCTGCACGTGCGTGGGTTAACTTTAATGGTAGTGGTACCCCTTCAATTAGTGCTTCTGGTAACGTATCCTCTATCACAGATATTGCAGTAGGAAGGTTTGGAGTAAACTTTAGCACTGCTATGCCAGACGCTAACTACGCTACAACAGGTGGCGGTCGTAGGGGAGATGGCGCGAATGACTGTAACTTCTCTCTAAACACAAACAGCGCAACGTACTCTACTACACGAGTGGACATTTCTTTTGCTGACGGTTCTAGCGGCAATCTTCTAGACCCCGTGATTGGCTGTGTTGCTGTATTTAGGTAAGGTGAAATATGGATAAGCGTATTTTGTATAGGTCTGACGAAGGAGGTGTATGTATCATTATACCCGCCCCTGAGTGTGGACTCACCATTGAAGAGATCGCAAATAAAGACGTACCTACAGGAAAGCCATACAAGATTGTAGATGTGTCTGAGATTCCTACAGACAGGACATGGCGAGATGCTTGGACTGTAGACGAAGCTGATCTTACTGACGGAGTAGGCGGATGATTATCAAGATTGACGAGCAGAAAAAATACGCAATCGCTTCATCTCGTATCCGTAGTGAAAGAGACGCTTTGCTTGTGGAAAGTGATTGGAGAGTATTGCCTAACAGGCCAGATGCTTCTCTTTGGGAAACGTACCGTCAAGCTCTACGTGACATTCCTCAACAACAAGGCTTTCCTTACAGTGTCACGTGGCCCGCTAAGCCGCAATAAGACTTGACATTTTACTAAAAACCTGCTATAACAAGAGGCATACTATGGAAGAGCAAAAAGAGTCATGGCATCTCAACAAGAGTGTCCCCATTTCGCTTATCTTTGCACTGGTCGTTCAAGCGACAGCTATTGTGTGGACTGTTAGCAGCATGAGTAGCACACTTGAGCAGAACTCTATTGAGATTATCCGTCTTGATGCTCGTACTACAGGCCTTGAAAAGATTGTGCAAGAGCAGGCTGTAGCTATGGCTCGCATTGATGAAAACATTAAAGCTATTCGACAGTACGTTGAGCAGATGATGCAGTCGCAGCAGAAGAAGTAAGGTAACAGATATGGCTAAGCAATTTGCAGGATTTACGCCTCAACAGACTGCAACTCTTCTGCAGAAGATGGGGTATACTGGACCTGCTGACTCTAAGGCTATGGGACAGTTTCTTGCAGCTAATCCTGCTGCTGCAGCTAGGCTCGGCAAATATACTGAGACTGCACAGCGTATGATTGCTGGTCAGCCTGCAGCCAAGATTAAGCCTCCTGCTGTTGCTATGGGTATGCAGGCTGCAGGGGATGTAGGTACAACTGAAACTAATCCTGATCTGGAAAAGCTCCGTGCTGGTCAACAGGAACTTATAACTAAGGCATACACTGCTCCTGAAGACCTTGTAACTCAGGCTGCCCCCGCTACTATTACCGATACCTCTGCGGGAGAGATTGCTACTGGTGTTGGATCACTCGGTTCTGCTGCCCCCGTTGTTGGGCCTCAGGTTGCAGTCGGTACTACCGCAGACATGCCTACTGTAACAGGTACTACATCTTTTGAGTCGCTTAAGGTTGCCCCTAATGTAGAACAGGTAGTTCAACAAGTTAAGGCTGCCAAGGGTGAGGTGTCACCTGAGTCTGCTGCAGTAGAGCAGACTATGGATGCCTCTAATCTTGCTCAGCTTGGCATCACTGCTGCTCAGCTTACAGAGTCTCAGGTAGTCAAGGCTCCTCCTCCTCGTGAAGTACAAACTGGGGAACTAATTAGCGGCCCTGCCGTTGACACGGCTAAGGTTGAAGACCTTGTGTCTAATGTTCAGGCTGCAGAAGCTACGCCCTCTGAGATGGCTACTGTACAAGGCCAGATGGAACAGCTTATGCAGCAGTTTGAAGGCAATCAGCCTCCTGCTTGGGCTGCTGGTGCCATGCGGGCTGCTACAGCTACTATGGCTGCACGTGGGCTTGGTGCATCGTCTATGGCTGGTCAGGCTGTAGTTCAGGCTGCTATGGAGTCTGCTCTGCCTATCGCTATGGCTGATGCTCAAACTCGTGCTTCCTTTGAGGCACAAAACCTTAGCAACAGGCAGCAGGTTGCAATGTTTGCTGCTCAACAACGTGCTAACTTCCTTGGCATGGAGTTTGATCAAGAGTTTCAATCTCGTGTTCAGAATGCAGCACGTATCTCCGACATCGCCAACATGAACTTTAGTGCTGACGTACAGATTGCACTTGAAAACTCTCGTAATGCTCAGTCTGTTGATCTTGCCAATCTAAATGCTCGTAACGCTAAAGTATTGGCTGATGCTGCAGCCATGA